ATGGGGACCATCACCCAGAGAAAAAGTGCCAAGGGTGCCGTATCGTTCCGGGCTCAGATCCGCCTCAAAGAAGGCGGCGAACTGACTTACTCGGAGTCCAAGACGTTCACACGGCGTGCCCTGGCCCAGGAATGGCTGCGGCGTCGGGAGGCCGAGATCGAGGAGGCCCAGGCAACTGGCCAGCCTGTGCAGGGCCTCATAACCCTCAAGCAGATATTGCAGGATTATGTCAGCGATGCAAAAGGCATCGTGGCGTGGGGGCGGTCCAAGACGGCGGACATCACCCGTCTGCAGAAGGCCAAGCTGGCCCATCGAGATGCCCGGCATCTGAGGGCCATTGACTTCATTGAGTATGCGAAGTGGCGGCGCACCGAAGAGGATGCTGGCCCGGCCACGGTGCTTAATGACATTGTCTGGCTACGTCAGGCCTGCCTTGGCGCTGTAGCGCGCTATGGGATGAACAGGCTCGTGCAGGAGCTGGACTCAGCCAAGCAGGAGTTGCTGCGGCTGAAGATCATCGCCAAGCCGCGCAGGCGCATACGCCGCTTGAGGCCAGAGGAAGAGGCTGCTCTCAAGGAGTATTTTGCCAAGCAGGAGGCTCGCGCCTCGATTCCTATGCTGCAGATCCTGGAGTTTGCGTTGCTGACGACTCGGCGCCAGGAAGAGATCACCACGCTCAAGGTCGCCGATGTGGACTTCGAGAGCCGCGTGGGCTGGCTGGATGATGTGAAGCACCCCAAGCTCAAGACCGGTAACCGTCGCTGTTTTCGAATGCTGGAGCCTGCGCTGGAGCTGATCAAGCGACGGATGGAGTCAGGGCAGGTCGACGACTTGGTGTTTCCCTACAACCATCGCAGCATCAGTTCAAGCTTTACCAGAGCATGCAAGCTTTTGAACATCCCGGATCTTCGGTTTCACGACTTGAGGCATGAGGCCATTAGTCGTTTGTTTGAGCGCGGTTACAGCATTGAACAGGTGGCGCAGTTTTCACTGCATGAGTCGTGGGCTTCTTTGAAGATCTATACGCATCTTGATCCTGCTGATGTGCCGGAGCTTAGCTGTAAAGATGAGTGAAGTTTGGTGAGGATAAAGCGTAGATTGCAGACCGTGTCCGCGCGGTTTTTTTATTGAAATCTTTGGACATCTTAAACGTTGTATCATATGGATACAAAGGAGATGTTATGGACACGACAGTTAGTATCATTCATGAAGGTGGAAATGCCGACTCGGGAAAGCTAGATTTATATGACAGTGCTGAATCTTTGCTTGGATTTGCGAGGGCTGTTAACCTAATTAGTCATGCATTCGCTAATGACAATGAAATAAAAGAGAAGTTGAAAAATCTAAATGGGTTTAATTCTGAGTTTACCGGCGCCAAACGAGGTTGCTTTGAATTGAGTTTTTTGATATCTTTCAATGATAGGGTAGTCAAAGCGCATGGGCATAGTGTCATTGTTGATAAATATTGGGATTATTTTTCCGCCGCTCTGAGTAATAGCGTTGGATTGGAATATGTTCCTTCCACTCATTTTGTGAATAGTATATTGGAAGATGAACCGTACATTTTTGATCATCTGGCAGAGCAGCTGGAAAGCCCATTGAAAGAAGCGCACAGAACTATACAAACTAGAGATGCGTCATCTGTTCATATTTATCGCCCCCGTGTCGGGGATAAAGTTGTTCTGAATTATGATACTTATAGATATATAAGCGAAACCACAAAATCAACAGGTGTCGAATCTTGGGAGGGCAATGTTACCAAGTACAATTTATTAACTGGATACGGCCGTTTTTTTAATGATTCAGAACAACGTACAGTTCCTTTTGTCATTAAGGATTTTGGTGGGGGAAATCTATTGGCTCACCAAGCGGCAGCAAGTTCTATGAGTGAGGCATCTAAAGATATAACCTCTGGGAAGAGGGTTTTTCAAGGATATGCCATTAGAGATATGCGGCAACGAATAAAAAGAATAGAGATTACTGATATTCAGCCAATAGAAACTGATGAGTAAAGATTCTATATTTTGCAGTAAGTTCATGCCCAGCTGGGGCTGGGTTGATGATTGCTTGACTATGGCTGAGTGGTCTGCCTCTTGGCAGATTATTGGAATTGTGGTTAGTGTTTTTGTTGCAGGGATAACTGCTTATAAAATTGTTAGAGATGTAAGGCAAATACGAGAAAGCCGAGTGAATGAGGAGATTTTGAATAAATCAAAATATTTGCTCGACTTGAATCGAAGAATATATGACGACAAGGATCTAGCATGCGTAATAGAAAAACTGGATCATGATGATGAGATTTTGGGAAATTACGAATTTAGTGATAAATCAAGAAAGCTGCTTGCATTTTTTGAAGAGATTCAATATTTAATAGATGAAAATTTAATTAAAGAAAAATCTGCCCATCATTTTTTTGGGTATTACGCGAAAAAATGCTATGACAGTGAAATTTTTTGGAAGTGTATTGAGAAAGATCACGACAATTGGGGGCTTTATCTAAAGTTTGTAGAGTCAATGAAAAAAGCGGATAAGAAGTAGTTTTATATATTCATTTTATATTGTTGAAATTTTATCTAAATTCATATTGATATTTTTGATGGTTTTTGTAATGCACTTTTGATATATATTTGTTCTTTAATTTATTGAATTGCATTTGTAAAATCCTAGAAATTATTATCTTTGCTGAAAAATCTCAGCACCGAACAGCTCTCCACTCCTCTTCGGCCTGAACCTTCTTTTGATCGATGTACGCGGCCAGCTTGCTTGCATCCATAAACCACTGACTCTTGTTGGATCCCAGGCGATAAGCAGGCACAGGCAATGCCTGCTTATTCGCTGCCTCTGCTGCCTTTTTGGGGCTGAGCCCAAAAAACTCCATGCAGCATTTCTCCAGCGGGATATTCACATCCCCGTAGAGGGCGAGTAATGCGAAATGCGTATTCATAGTCGGCTCTTGTAGTTCTGGGCCCGCCATGGGTCCGCATGGTGGGCGGGTCTTGTCGATCAGGCTGCGGCCGCAAGGGCGCTGCGGGGCACGTTGAAGAAATTGAGCTTCCCCTTCCAGGGCAGGAAGGGGATGGGGCGGCTGTCGCGCAGGACGAAGCCGTAGGAGCCATCCTGTTTCCAGCCCGAGTCGGACTCGGTGACGCAGTCCACCACCCGCGTCCAGCCCACGAAGCCGCCGCGCTCCAGGTCCTCGTAGGCCGGCAGTCCGCCGGCGGGCAGCAGGCCTGCGGCCTCCAGCTCGAGCGCGACCTGGTCGTAGTACTTGCGGGGCATGGTCAAGCCGGCGTGCACCAGCAGCTGGCCGCGGAAGTTCGTGGCCCAGTCGCGGTTCTCAATGTCCTTGTGACCGTTGACGATCAGCCAGGCCCAGGGCTGACGAATGCTGAGAGCGGGGATCATGGCTTGGCTTCCTGGCTGGAGGTGAGGGGGCAGGCGCTGGGGATGGCGGCTAGCTCCACGAGTTCGGGGTGTTCGGCCTTCAGGCCGCGGACGAAGTCGCGCGCCTGGTGCTCTCCATCGAAAATGCCGACGGCGGTGCTGACCGTATAGCCGGGGCGGATCTGCACGGGGTCGAGCAGTACTTCCCAGTGATACAGGGTGTCGCGCTCGTAGTACGGGCGGATAAAGCAGCTGGTGGGGGCGTCATGCATCGCCGGCCTCGCTTTCGTCGAGGGCCTGGATCTCGGTGTAGTCGGCGGTGATTTCCCAGGTGGCATCCGGCGTCAGATGGTCCATGTCATCGAGATCGACGCCGGCGTCCTTGGGCAGCTCCAGCCACCAGGCGCGGTCGCCCATGCGCTCGAGCAGCACCGCCTTGCGATCCTTGGTGGGCAGGAGTGCGTCGGCGAATTTCAGGTCGCGCAGAATGCGTACCTGCTGCAGCTCTTTGAAGTCATTGGGGTGATTGGCCTCTGCCGCCTGCATGGCCTGGGCGATGGCTGCGGTCGCATCAGCCTTGCTGGTCTTGGGTTGGGTGCCGGGCTTCTGGGTTGCCTTGGGCTTGGCCGCGCCCTTGCTGTCGCCCTTGCCGGCGCGTTTGGCGGCCTCGGCCTTCATGTCGTCCTGCACCTCGGCCTGGATGGCCTCGAGGTCGACGTCGGCCAGGTCGCGCAGCTCCTCAAGGATCGGGGCCGCGCCCGGGTGGGCTGGGTCTTCCTTGAGGTCTGCCGTGCAGGCCAGCTGCAGGATGTAGCTGAGCTGCTCGGGCAGATCCTGCTCAGACGCGCTGGCGAAGGAATCTTCAAGGTTGTCATCGGCCCTGGCGGAATTCAGGGGGATGTGGAAGATCGTCAGCAGGATCTCGCGCGGCACGCCGGCGGCGAGTTTCTTGAGGATGTGCAGCGCCGCATGGCTGGGGATGTAGCTCAGCGACTCGGGCTTGCAGCAGTACAGGCCGTCGATCGTGGAGGCGACGGCTTCCTCGCGCCAGCGGCGGGCGTACTCGGCCTCGAGCTCCGCGCGCGAGGGTTCCGCCGGCGGCGCGGCCTTGGCGGCCTTGGCCTTCTTCTCGGGCTTGGCCGCGGCCGCCTGGGCCTGCACGGCCGCGCTGGCTGCATGCACGGGCACGGCCTCGATCAGGCCGCCGGCGGGTGTTTCGACCAGTACCACGCGGCTGGCGGGCACATCCTGGCCCAGGACCTGGCGCGTTTCGGCCTTGCTGCCCTGGCTGGCCTTGTCCAGCGCGATGTAGCCGCGCATGGAGCCAGTCTCGGTGGGCATGATGTCGCGCGCAGCGCGGCCGGTGATGACCTGGCGGCCGGCCTGGGCGGCCTCGGCCTTCACGCGGGCCAGGTGGGCTTCCTTCTTCTCGGCGAAGCAGGTGGTGTCGGTGCACGCGTCCGGGCCGTGCTTGTCCCACAGCTCGGGTGTGGCGCCGGTACGCTTGGGGCAGTGGGTGCAGGCGCCGGCCTGGGGGCAGAGCGTGGCGTCGGCCAGGTCGAACGGAGCCTTGTCCAGCTCGGTCATGTAGTTGCGGCGGGCCAGGTCCTGGGCGGCGCGGTAGCTCATGGGGCCGCCGTCGGCGCCGCCGGTGAGGATGCGCTCGGCAAATTCTTCCTGCATCGCGGCCGTGGGGCGCTGCAGCACGAGCAGGGCCAGGCTGCGGGACAAGCGGCCGTCCTTGAGCGCGGCCATGGCCTTGGGCTGCAGCGACAGCAGGCGCAGGGACTCGAACACATGGGTGCGGCTCTTGCCGATGGAGTCGGCCGCTTCCTCGCGGGTGAGTTTGAACTCCTCCACGAGAAGGATCACGCCCTTGGCCTCCTCGAGTGGGTCCAGGTCTCTGCGGTGCAGGTTCTCGATCAGCTGCATCTGCACGGCGCGCAGGTTGTCGGCCGCCACCAGCATATACGGCACCGTGCGCTCGCCGGCGATGCGGGAGGCCACGAAGCGGCGCTCGCCGGCGATGATCTCGAACTGGGCCTTGCGGGTCTCGGGGTTCTCGAAGGTGTCCTGCAGGCGCTCCGCCGGCAGCCGGCGCAGCAGCAGGGGCTGCAGGATGCCGTGGGCCTTGATGGAGGCCGCCATGGCATACAGCTCGTCATCCTCAACCACCTGGCGGTTGGTACGGCTGCGGACGATCAGGTTCAGTTCGGCGCGGGGCATCTGCGCCAGGAGTGCATGCGGCTCGGGATCGGCTTCGGACTTGAGCTGCGGCTCGGCGCCGTCGAGCGTGATCAGCGTGAAATCGGCCATGGGCAGCGTGACGAGGGTGCCGTCGCAGTCGAGCTGGTACTGGCGGCCGCCGGGCGTCTTGCCGACGACCAGGGCCTTAAGGCCTGCCTGGGGATGGGGCGCGCCCTTGTTGGTGGTGGCGTCCGCGTTGATGGTGACCATGCGTTTGAGCAGCGGGTCTTTCTTGGTGACCATGTCAGGCCCCTTTCTTCAGTTCCTGCACGCGCTGCCTGGCGGTGGCGCGGCGGGCGTCGAGGGTTTCGGCCGGGGCGGCGGCGTACTGGCCGCAGAATGATTCGGCGCTACGGGTGCGGCCGGGCCCCGGGCGCTTGGCGCAGTGGGCGAAGCCCAGCTTGACCATGCGCGGGTCGGACGATTCGGGCTGCCAGTGCTGGCAGGTCTTGCAGGCGGAGGCCATCAGATCGCCCCCTTGCGGTAGATGCGGCGGCCCATCTCCACGCTGGGCAGGGAGAAGGCATCCATGGAGCCGGGGCGCACGCTGGCCCGCAGCTCGCTGCCCGTGTAGGGCTGGCGCGTGGTGCTGTTGCAGACAGGCATGCTCTGGCTGGCCACCTGCAGGCGCTCGTTCATGCGGCGCTCATGCAGGGCCCGGGCGTTGGGCGACGGATGGGCCGTGGGCGCGACCTTGCGGGCGCCGAACTGGGCGTGGCGGTCGATGGGTTGGAGGTTGCGGCGGCTCATGAGTGGATGTCCTTGCGGTTGTCGGCCTGGTCGAGGGCGACGTGGACGGCGACGCATTCCAGGCGCTGGCGTGCGAAGCGCGGCTCGGTGCCGTACAGCTCCACCGTGCGGCCCTTGATCTGGCGGGCCAGATGGCTGGCGGCGTAGTGGCTGGCCTGGGACTTGTTGGGGTAGGTATGGATGGCGCGCACCATCTGATCGCCGGGCGCGGCCAGCTTGATCTCGAGCTGGGCCAGGCCGGAGGTGGTGGTGCGGTAGATGCACTCGGAGACCTGGCCGCGGATGCGCAGCGTCATCTCCATGGCGGTGGCGGCGGTCACAGGCAGCCCTCCTGAATGCAGAAATAGAGGGAGACCCAGAAGGGGGCGGACAGGGTGAGCCCGCCCACCATGGCCAGCAGCACGGCCAGCACGCGGATGGCGCGTGCCTGGGCGCGCAGCTCGGCCTGCAGGTTGCGGCCGTAGTGCGGGCCGGTGAGGTCGATGCGGGGCGTGTTCATGGCTGCACCGCCTTGGCCTGGGCGCTGTGCACGCCGTAGATGCACTGGGCCAGGACGATGGCTACGCATGCCGAGGTGTATTCGCCGTAGTAGGGGCGGCGGCCGGGCACCTGGATCTTGAAGAGCCTGGTCATCATGCGTCCAGTGCAGGCGTCTGTACGGTGGCGGCCAGCTCTGCGCTGATTGCGCGAACTTCCTCCAGCGCGGTCGCGGCGCTTTTGAAAACCGGCGGGAGGCCGAACCATTCGCCTCGCGCGGGCTCATGCCACTCAATGGGGCGGGCCAGCTCCTGCAGCTCGGCCAGGGTGAGCGTGGTGGTGGCCATGGACTCGTCCAGGTAGGACTTACCGTCCCAGGCGGGCAGCGAATCCCAGAACCAGAGGCCGCTCACGGCTTCGGCGTGAGCTGGGCTGTTCAGCTCGGCAATCTGTTCGGCGGTGCCGTAGATCAGCACCGGGCGCTCGTCATCCCAGCCCAGCAGTTCCGTGTTGGGGAACTGGGTCTTTTCAGAGTTGGCAAGGGAGAAGTGGTCGTCGCTGACATATGCGCCTACGGCGTGAACGTCATTCATCAACCAGGCGCGGAAGTGGCCGGGCTGACTGATGCAGTGGCTCATGGCGTGCAGGATGGCCGAGGCCTGCTCGGGGTTGCTGACGGGAATGTCGGCGGGGCGCTGGCCGTGGTGGCCGCAGCGCCAATCGTAAAAGCGCAGGGTGAGGGCGGGCTCTACACTGCCCTGATGACTACCGGAACCATCGTCTTTATCACCAGCGATCGGCAGGTCGCTTTCATTCAGCTTGGCAGCGGCGATATCACTGTGGCTCGTGCCCGCAGAGGGGAGTTCACGCAGGATGCGGGCTGCGAAGTCAGGGGTGATCTGACATCCCAAAGCGGTGTAACGCTGTACGACCTCGTCAGCGGTGAGCCCCTGGACGTCCAGATCGAGGCCATTGGCTGCACGCTGCAGGGTGCGCAGCAAGTCTGGCGGCAGATGCGCTAACTGCTGGGTCAGCGCTGCGAGGGGGGATTGCGACATCTGTGGCTCCGTATGTGGATAAGATGTCGGCATGGTAAAGCATTGATTTACCAAAATCAATCAATGCTTTACTCATTGATGAAGCATGCCTACGGCGGCGTTGCCTCCAGTGCGAATTAGTGCAAAATGAGGTGAATTGGTGTGTATCAATAGATAGACGCCAGGGCCGAAGGCCGAGCAACAGCCGTGAGGCTGCTGTCCATGAAGTGCTGAGACGCTACGCCAGCGCGGAGACCCCAAATGACTACAGAAACCTTGAAGAGCAGGGCGCCAGCGAGAGCGCCGAGGAGTGCTGCACCCCGAAAATCCAGCCAGCCAAAGCAGGATGTGTCTGTTGTGCTGTCTGAGAAGCAACAACAGGAACTGGCCGAGATGGCCGACTACGTGTCCGAGCTGACCAGTAGCAAGGCCAAGTCCGTGGCCTTCCTCAAGCGGGCCGGCATCCTGAACACCAAAGGCGACCTTGCCAAGCCCTACCGCGGTTGAGAACGGTTGAATGGATAGCGCTGCAAATTACGAATTCCAGCCCAGCTTCATCCTGGGCTTTCACGGCTGTGAGGAAGAGGTGGGGATGCGAATCCTCTGCGAACCCGAAGAACACCTCAAGCCCTCTGAAAAAAGCTATGACTGGTTGGGCAGCGGCATCTATTTCTGGGAAGGCAGCGTAGCTCGTGCTTGGGAGTGGGCAAGGGCTTATCACGCGGCAGGAAAAATCAAGAAGCCTTTTGTGCTGGGGGCGGTGATCGACCTGAGGCATTGCCTTGACATGTTTGATCTGGGGGCCTCAGAGCAAGCAAGGGCGGCCCATGCGCACTTGCAGGGGCTCATGGATTCCGCAGGCAAGCCAATGCCTGAAAACAAGGGCTCGACCCCTGATAAGCCTGCGCGGATTCTGGACTGCGCAGTGATGAACACCCTGCATCAGATCCGTGAGGAGCGCGAGTTGCCGGAGTATGACTCCGTGCGTGGCGCCTTCCTGGAGGGTGATCCAATCTATCCTGGCGCTGGCTTTCGCAGCCATACGCATATTCAGATCTGCGTGCGCAAGATTGCCTGCATCAAGGGCTACTTCAAACCCATCAACGTGCAGGAATAGGCTAGGCGGCCTGGTTATGCAACCCGGCGCTCCTTGCTGGCTACCCGTTCAGCGGCGGCCATGGGATTTGGCTCTATGCGAGCCACAATTTTTTGCCCATCGGCCAGTGCCAGAACCTGATTGATGGCGCGCTTCTGGATAGGGTCGTTGCGGTCTCCTACCATCAGCAATTCAAAGACCTCGGGCCTCTCGTCTTCAAACAGGCCAATTTTCTTGCTGGGCTTTTTGATGATGCGCTTCAGCGCCGAAAGCTCAAACAGCTTGCCGTATGCGCGTTCGGTGTTGCCTTCCAAGCCGCGCACACTGCTGGTGACCTGCAGAAAGTAGCAGGCATAGTGCTGGCCCAGAAAATCGACCTGGAGCGGATGCGTCTCTCCACCCAAGGTCAGCTTTTTGTTGAAGCGCTTGGCCAAATGCTTGGCGTTGTTGTCGCGCTGGATCGCGGATTTGACGCGGCTCACGATCCCATGGTTGCGCTGCTGCTGCGCAATGACATACGCATTGAGCAGGGTATGCATGGTGCTGCTGCGGCGCAGCATCAACTCCAGTGCTTCCTCGGTGCTGGAAGCCGAGAATCTGCTCAGGTTCTCAATACGCGCATTCGAAAATGGAGGCATCCACGTTTCCGCAGGCTCATGCTGCCAATGTTCGAGCAAAGAGGCGCAGAGATGTTGGGCCACGGAGTGCAGTGCCTGGCCTGCCACGCCGAAAGCATGCTCTGCCTTGCGTTCATCGACGGCGCAAAGTGCCTGTACACGGCCATCTTCCGTGCGAACAACCACGCCGGCGCATAATTTTTCGGAGCTGGTGGGCTTGGGGGCAAACTCAATTACTGCGCGCCAGCCACTGACTCGTCCTTCGTTTCGGTGGACGTCAGTTTCAGTTGCGGGTGGCCAAGTCGGTTGCATAGTAGTTCGTAGGTGATGCCGAGACGCTGCTCGATAAACGTGATCAGTTCTTGAATCTGCTGGGATGGCTGCCAGTGGCTGGTGTCTGCGTACTCCACGATGCCTGGGATGTCCAGGGGCTCGGCAACCTCTGCCAACCATTGGCTGAGACCTTCCAGCACATGGTGGCACTGCTCTGCCGTGAATTTCTCCATGGGAATGGCCAGCCTGTTGTCAAAAACGCCGTCGGCCAGTTCATTCAAGGGATAGAGCGATCTGCATGCGCCGCCAAAAGCCTCTGCATGATCGATGATGTGGAGAGTCTTGTCCTTGTAAATGATGTTGCCAAAGTTGCGGTCGCCGTTGGCTACCCATTCGTCAAAGGCCACCACCTTGGCCCAGTCAGCCCACTGGGTCAGCAGGGAGATCGCGGCTTTCTTGTCGCTGCGAAGGAACTGCAGGAACGTCTCCCCTCCAAGATCTTTGGTTGCGACGCACAGGGCGGCTGCATCTTGCTTGATCAATGCGGAGTGAGGCAAGTGCCCGGGGGGGATATGGACGATAAAAACCTCGGGCGCCGGCAAGCCAAGGATGCGGGCCAGACACCCGCAGACTGCCTCGGCCACCAGATTCTCGGGTGAGCCCAGCCTCAGGTACAAGGAGATGGCTGGCTCCTCTGGCGCAGCCGGATCATAGGCATCGCCCAGCCATAGTTCATCGGGCTTCTCAGCCTCGAAGTCGCGCGGTACACGGCTGGCGCCTTCATTGAGAACCAGGTGCTTGATGCGGTCAGGAACCGGGTCAAACGTGTCTTCGTTCGCTGGCTCCATCGGCGGAGGGTTCAAGGCGTCTTCTTGAACCGGCTGGCCAACTGGTCGATCAGTGTCCAATCTTCATCCCTCAATGCATTTTTTTTGGCCAGTAGCGCCAATTTGTTGATCGTTTCCAAAGACCGCGGGCTGGCTTGCAGCCGCCAGTCAGAGAAGGCATCTACCAGTGCTTCCTCAGAAGGCTTCTGGGTTTGTGCTTCAAGCAGCTCCTGGGGGCCGTCAATGCTCAGCCACCACTCCAGGGGTTTCCCTGTCACTTGGGCAAGCTTTGGCAAATGCTTTTTATCAATACGACCTGTTTTTTTCCAGCCTTGCACCGCTTGCTTAGATACGCCGCAGGCATCTGCAATGTCAGATTGCTTGATACGCGGGTCGCTGAGTACGGACTCAAGTTTCGCAGCTAATTGTTGAGCAGTGGAAAGCATTGCTTTAGTCTTAAGTAGTAAATGCGAATGGTCAATGCTTTACTTTTTCAAGCATTGCTTTACTATCGAGGGGATGAAACAGCCTTCAAATCCTCATATGCAGAGAGCCGTGGTGCTGCTAGGCGGGCAACTGGCTCTTGCGAAAGCATTGAAAGTCACGCCTCCCGCTGTGCATCAATGGTTGACTGGAGCGCGACCAGTCCCGGCAGAGCGCTGTCCTTCCATTGAGCGGCTGACCAGCGGGGCCGTCCTTTGCGAGCAACTGCGCCCTGATGTGGAGTGGGGTTGCCTGCGGAATTCCTCGAAGCCGCAGGAGGGTTCCCATGCATAACACCGCACCTGAGCGTATCGAACCCCAACCGGGCCGTGATACGTCGTTTGCCGAATGGGTGCGCAGCAAGAAGTTTGTAGTAGGCGGACCGCTGCAATCGCGTAAGGAGCTGAAGGCCAACGCGCTGACGCTGCGCCGCCAGATCTTGGGAGAGTGCGGGCAATGAACGCGCTGCCAGCTATCTATCTGGATGCGACAGCCCGCAATGTGTTGCCGTTCTGCGAGGGCCGTAGACGTCTTGGCCTTGGCTTTGACATTCCTGGACAGGAGACGGTGCGGGTCGCCTTGACGCTGGAGAGTGCCCGTTTTTTGATGACCAGCCTTGAGGAGTACATCAAGGCTGCCGAAAGCCCAAAGCCCCGTGAGCATGCGATATGGGAGCTTGGATGGGCTACCGATGGAGGAGCCTAAATGGCCTCGCCGCGAAGTAGTGAGAGAACTACACGATTTCGAAAACGTTCCATCCACATGGTGATGCGAGTTTGCTGTTCGGCCACTGCTTCCTCTGTTGAGGGATCGAGTGTTTTGGCACTCCGCAGATCTTCGAGAAAGCCGTTGATCAAGGCTTCGCATTCTGCGGGTTCGTCCGCAAAGCGATTTTTGTACAGCGAATCGAGCAAGACAGTCTGTGCAGAGACCACGGCCTGCAGTTCCTCGATCCGCATTTGCAGGACCGCAATTTGTCTGTCCCGGCGCGCTTTTTCCAGTTCGTCTTTTTCCAGCATGAGTCTCGCCTATGTCCGTTGTTGATTCGTCAGTTGATGGATTGGAGGCCCGTTTTACCGCCTGGAGCCTGTCCAGGCGTTTTGTCGTTGCGGGCCCAGCGATCAGCTCGCGGCGGCCACAGCTGCGCGGTGCATATCCATCAGCAATGTCTCGGTGGCCACGTCGCCGCGCTTTTCCTCGTTCTTGGCAAGCCGTGCAAGGTCTTGCGCAAAGGCTGCGCGCTTGTCTTCTGGCAGTTGCCGGACGGTGGCGAAAACCAGGGCGCCCAAGGCGTTGACGATGGCGTTCACAGATTGCGCATTCAGGGGCAGGGCGGTTTCGTTGCTCAAGTTCTTCTCCAATGGTTTCGTGGGTGTCCAGGGCGTCGTGGCCCTGGGCACATTTTCCGTCACCGGGCCGCAGGGTCTGGTGGCGGTCTTTTTTGGATTGGGGCGGGGTGCTGGTGTCCATGGGCTGCAGTTTTCTGTAGCGGCCGGCGCTTGTCATTACGACGCGTTCCGAATTTTTCGTAACGCGTCGGAACGGTTTGCCTATGGAGCGGGCGTCATGCTCGCTGATTGCAGCAGCGCCGCCGCTATCAAAAGCGATAGCGGATACGGCGTGTTTGCTGGCTTGAACTTGATTTTTAAGGCGTTCCGACACGTTACGAAAAATTCGTACCGCGTCGGAACGCTATTGCTTTCTGTGGGGAGGTGTGCTGCATGGACGTGTCATTGACGTATGAGGACGAGCTGGACGCCGCCCGGGATGCGATCAGGCACTTGGGCGGGCCCAAGCGCGTGGGCGAGATGCTGTACCCGGACAAGTCGCCAGAGGCTGCGGCCCGCTATCTGCTGGATGCCCTGAACCCGGCCCGTGACACGCGGCTGAGCCCAGGCCAACTGCTGCTGCTGATGCGCAAATGCCGTGAGGCGGGATTCGACGGGCTGACGGCCTACATCCTGAACGCGGCGGGCTATGCGCCGCCGGTCCCCTTGGACCCGACGACCGAGGCCATGAAGCTGACTCGGGAGCTGGACCGCACCATGGACCGTGCCGAGGCCCTGGTCTCGCACCTGCAGCGCCTACGGGCAGCTGGCGTGGGGGCGGGCTGATGGAGAACTACGACCAGGTCGTGCAGCAGATGAAGGATTTCGGGATCGAATTCCGAAACAAGGATCTGCCCCTGAAGCCAGGCTTCGGCCGCAAGACCTGCGGCCTCGGCGGCAAGCACTGGCACAAGCTGTACATCCACCGCATCAAGGATTCCAGCAAGGAATGGATCGTCGGCTCCTTCGGCTCGTACAAGGACGGAACCTGGGAGCGCGTCGACGTCGACTGGGCGCCGCTGAACGAGGAGGAGCGCCGGCGCATGGCTGCAGCGCGCGCAGCCGCGGAGCAGGCTGCGGCCGTGGAGCGGGCGAAGGAGATCGCCAATGCGTCGGCGTCGGCCCTGACGATCTGGCGCAAGGCCGTGGCGGCGCCCAGCACGCCGTACCTGGACCGCAAGGGGGTGACGGGCGAGACTTTCCGCATGCTGGCTGATCGCCTGGTGCTGCGCTGGCCAGGCAAGCGCAAGGGCGAGCAGGACACGGTCTTCGCCTTGCCCGCGGGCACGATGGTGCTGCCGCTGATGCGCTACGACATGCCCAGGGAGGAGGCCATGCGTGGCGTGCAGTTCATCAAGCCGGACGGCGCCAAGATTTACCTGCGCCATTTCGACAAGCCGGGCTGCTGCATTCGCCTGGGCACGGTGGACGATGAAACCGCCTTGCTGCTGGTGGTGGAGGGCTTTGCCACGGGCTGCACGGCCCGCATGGCGGTGGAGCAGCGCTTTCCGGTGTTCGTGGCCATGGACGCCGGCAACCTGGCCCATGTGGTGCCGCTGCTGCGGCAGCTGTACCCCGAGATCCGCATCCTGATCCTGGCCGATGACGATTACATGACCCGCGACAAGAAGACGGGCCGGCTGAATAACCCCGGGCGCACGGCCGCGAAGGCCGTGGCCAGGAAGGTCGAGGCCTGCGACCTGGTGTGGCCGATTTTCAAACCCACGAACCGTGGCCCCAAGGACACGGACTTTAACGACCTTCATGCCCGTGAGGGTCTGGACGCCGTGCGCCGTCAGCTCGATGGCGTGATTGCGGCAATGACACGACGATATGGCTGATAACGATACAGAGATTGATCAGGGCGGGGCGTCTGCGCCACCGCCGCCTGCGGCCGCAGAGCCGCGGGCGTCTCCCGCCCCCGGCGCGCCAGCGCCGCTGGATGGGTCTTCGGCTGCTGATGATGATTCGTCGGCAGGCTCTGTTGTGCGCGTGGACTTTCAGGCAGGGGTACGTGTGCCGCCGGAGGCCGGCACACCCCCGCCCCCCGCCCCCTCAAAGAAGCGCGCTACTGCGCGCTCCAAAGGGGATAGGGGGGGTGAAGAGGGCGCCGAAGATAGCGCTGAGAAGCCCGTACAGGCCCGCAAGAAGGAGAAAACCATCGACTGGGGGAAATTCAACAACCTGGTCGAAAACTTCGCCCTGATCTACGGCACCGACACGGTCTGGGATGGCAAAGAGCGCATGATCATGAAGATCAGCAACATGGGCCATGCCCACGGCCGCCAGCTGGTGGATATGTGGAAGGCCAGCGAGAAGCGGCGCACGATCCGCGCCGATGAGCTGGTCTTCGATCCGACGATGAAATGCGAGGACAGCCGCCTCATCAATATGTGCGACGGCATGGCCATGGTGCCGAAGAAGGGCAATGTCGAGCCGATGCTCGACCTAGTCTCGTTTTTGTGCAGCCGGGCCACGCCCGACGAGCCGGAAACGGGCGATGTCATGCACTGGCTGCTGTGCTGGCTGGCATACCCGCTGCAGCACCCTGGCGCCAAGATGCGCACGGCCGTGGTCATGCACGGCGATGAGGGCGCCGGCAAGAATATGCTGTTCGAGACGGTGGTGCAGATCTACGGCAAGTACGCCACCATCGTGGGCCAGGACGAGCTGGAGGACAAGTTCAACGACTGGCGCAGCTGCAAGCAGTTCGTGGTGGGCGACGAGATCATGAGCCGGGCCGAGTTGGTGCACAACAAGAACCGGCTCAAGGCCTTGATCACCTCGCCCACGGTGCAGATCAACTCCAAGCACCAGATCCGGCGCGAGGAGAAGAACCACATGAATATCGCGTTCCTCTCGAACGAGTTGCAGCCGCTGGCGCTGGATAACTCGGACCGGCGCTATCTGGTGGTCTACACGCCCAAGGCCAAGGAAGACAAGTACTACATCGACCTGGGCGGGTGGCGCGACAACGGCGGCACCGAGGCCTTCTACCAGTACCTGCTCGACTATCCCCTGGGCGATTTCAACCCCTACACGAAGCCGCCCATGACGGTGGCCAAGAGCAACCTGATCGATCTGAACCTGAAGAGCGCGGAGCGCTTCTGGGTGGAATGGGCCGAGGGCGAGCTGGATCTGCCGTATCAGTCTTGCGCAGGCACGCAGGCTTATCGGGCCTATCTCAAGTGGTGCCAGCGCACCGGTGAGCGTTACCCGTTCAACAAGCAGCTCTTCACCAGCACCGTGGTCCGCTTCTCGGACAGCCGCGGCAAGGCCGCCCGCACCAAGCCCATGAACGTCACCCGTGTCGGTGAGGCGAAGAAGACCGAGCGCATGTTCCTGGTGTGCGATCCCGTCCTGGGTGAGGGCGAGGCCCGTATGACGGAGGGGCAGTGGGCCACCGATTGCGTCAAGGGCTTCGAGGATTACCTGCGCAAGTACCTGGGCTACGGCTCGGGCTCCCCGGCCCCTGATGCCGAAGACAGTTCCGGCAATCAGTAAGAGGAATGGACCCTATGACGAGTTACACGATTACGCGGCCCCGTAACAGCGAAGCCCAGCAATGGCGCGGGAAGTTACACGGTTACGCCGTTACGCCCCTCCCGTGTATGTACATGTGCAGGCGTGTGCAGGTGCGCATGCACATGGGCGCATGTGTGCAGGAGCGCGCACTGCGTAATGGCGTAACAGCGTAACTCTCTAGGCGTGGCGCGGGTTTGGTGTTTACGCGCGCCCGTAACCGCGTAATCCATTGTTTGTTTTTTTATAAGAAAAGGAAAAAAGAGATGGAGAAGAGGCTGGTGCTGTCGAATGGCGGGGCTCCCTGCCGGGTGGCCGGCGCGGCCGTGCCCACCCCCCCGATAGGTACTCCTGGCGCATTGACCCACGAGGGTAATTCGACCCCCGCGCAGACGCTAGTGGCTGGTCTGCGGAAAAGTGAACGAACTGGTGAACGCTGGGGTGCAAAGTGAACGGGCGCGTCGAGCTGATCACCCAGGCCGAGTACGCCCGCCGCCGTGGCGTTGCCAAGTCCGCCGTGGCCAAGGCTGTGAAAGAGGGCCGCATCACCCTGATCGACGGCAAGATCGATCCCGCCGTGGCCGATATCCAGTGGGCACAGAACACCCGCGCCCGGGCCGATGCTGGCCGCGCAGCGAGCGAATCCAGCTCGGCAATGGGTGAAGCACCATCGGCCGCAAATAGCGCGCCACAGGCCCAGGAATCGGCTCCGGTCGGCGCCTCGAGCGGCAAGGATGACTACCAGGCCTTGCGTGTGCGCCGCGAGATGGCCGCTGTGGAGCGCGAGGAGCGAGAAAACGCCCGCGAAGCCGGCCTGCTGCTGGACCGCCGTGAGGTCAGCCGCGGCGTGTTCGACGCGTTCCGCGCTCTGCGTGACGAAGTCTTCAATGCACCGCAGCGCTCCGCGCCGCGTGTTGTCGGCCTGGCCGATGTCCGCGAGATCGAGCATGTGCTGATGGAAGAGCTGCGCAAGGCCTTCACCATCGCTGAGCGCCGCCTGCAGGATCTCATGCCCGAGAAACCGGAGGCCGCATGAACCTGGCTGACGGCTACGTGGTGATCGTCAAGGCTGCCATCGAGGGCTCGCGCCCAGATCCCGAGCTGCGCTGCGACGAATGGGCCGAGGAGTTCATGATCCTGCCCAAGTCCGGCCCGCAGCCCGGCCCGTTCCGCTTCGACCGCAGCTATCCGGCCAGGCGTGTGCACCAGGTGCTCTCGCCCAGCCACCCTTGCAAGCGCGTCGTGGCCAAGGTCGCCTCGCAGATGTTCAAGACGCAGACGGCCTTGAACTGGATCGGCTCGCTGGTTCACCGCCGGCCGCGCAACATCCTGGCCCTGGAGCCCACCGACACCCTGGTCAAGCGCTTTTCGGCCCGCGTGTCCACCATGATCCGCAACGTGCCCGTCCTGCGCGAGCGCGTGTCGGCGTCCAAGAGCCGCGATTCACGCAACACCACGCAGGCCAAGGATTTCCAGGGGGACGCAACCCTCTACATGAACACGGCGGGCTCTGCTGCCAACCTGGCCGAAGTCTCCGCGCCTTACATCTACGTCGACGAGATCGACCGCCTGGATCTCAACGTGGACGGGGAGGGCGACCCCGTCGAACTGGCCGAGGCCCGGGCCACCCAGTACGCCAACGACTGCAAATTCTTCTACACCTCCAGCCCGGGTATTGAAGGTTTCTCGAAGATCGACACCCTCTACGAGATGGGCACGCAGGAAAAATACTTTGTTCCTTGCCCCCACTGCGATCACCTCCATTCCCTGGAGCTGGAGAACTTCCGCTATGCCCGCGACGAAGAGACCGGCTTCATGGACCGTGCCTGGTTCGTCTGCCCGGAGTGCTGGTGCGAGATCGAGGAGCGCCACAAGATCACCATGCTGCCGGATGAAGCCGCAGGCGGCACAGCGCGCTGGGTCGCCACCGCCAAGGGCGACGGCGAAACCGTCAGCTTCACCTGCTCGGCGTTCTACATGCCCGTGGGCGCCATCACCTGGTTGTCGCTGGCCCGGCAGTACGCTCGCGCGAAGGACCGCCTCAAGCGTGGCGACCATGAGGCCATGCAGGTGTTCTATAACACCCGCCTGGGCCTGAGCTACAAGAACAGCGAGGCCTCCACCACGGCCGAGCAGCTGCGTCGGCGGGCTGAAGACTATCCGCTGCGTGTCGTCCCCGACGAGGCCCTGGTGGTCACCATGACGACGGACACCCAGCCCACGCGCCTGGAATGCCAGATCGAGGCCTGGGGGCCAGGCCTGCAGCACTGGGTGATTGACTACATCGTCCTGACAGGCTCGCCCGCCGAAAGCCCCGAGACCCCCGGCAGCGTCTGGCAGCGGCTCGACCAGCTGCGCCTTACACCCCTGATGCATGCCAGCGGAAGGCCCATCATGATGAGCGCCTACGGCATCGACTCCGCTGGCCATAACACCCAGGACGTCTACAACTACGGTCAGAGCCGCAAGCGCCTCAACTGCGTCATCCTGCACGGCTCCAGCCGCCCCAATCGGCCCATCATGGGAAGCACGCCCAGCAAGGTCGATATCGACTGGGGCGGCCAAAAGATCAAGGGCGGCGTGGAGCTGTGGACCGTCGGTACCGATGTCGCCAAAGACTGGCTCAACAACCGCATGCACCTGACCGAAGGCGAGGGCGCCATGCGCTTCTCGAAGGACTTGCCGCCGGAGTGGTTTGACCAAATGGTGGTCGAGCAGCCCCGCACCACATACCGAAAGGGCAAGCCGGTGCGCGAATGGATCAAGCCCAACGGAGCCCGCAACGAAGCGTGGGACGTCTCGGTCTACAACCTGGCCCTGGCCCATCAGCTCGGCCTGCACCGCTGGTCCCGCCTGGACTGGAAGCGCCTGCGCGACAAGCTGATCCCGCCCGTCCGTGATCTGTTCGCCCCCGTGCTGCCGCCTCCTGCAGATCCGTCACCTGCGCCGGTGGTCGCGCCAACCGTGGAACTGCCTGCTCCCCCTGCAGCACCGGCAGAGCCGGAGATGGCTCCACCAGCACCGCAACCGACACCCACGGCAGACCCTGAACCGGCGGCGCAGACCGTCCAGGCGTCTGTACCCCCGCCCGAACAGCCGTCCGCCGAAGCCCCCGCTCCGGCGCCAGTGGTCGCTCCGGCACCCACCGCCGCCCAGCAGCTGGCCCCCGTGCCGCTCGCCACTGCATTGAAACGCGCTCCCGTGGGGCGCCGCATACTTTCCCGAGGAATTCGATGACCGACAAGCACCTGCAAGACCCTGAAGCCATGCGCCTGGCCGCGGCAGCGCCCCAGGATGAAGAACTGGAGCCCATCCCGGGCCAGGAGCAGCTCGACCTCGACAATCTGTGCGAGCAATGGGTGGCCTGGAAGTCCACCCGGCGCTTTTACGGTCCCCCTGCAAAGATGGGCTCCATCCTCGGGCAGCTCAGCGGATCTCGCACGCGGGCACTCAAGACAGACGGCCCCGATGCGTACTGCAGCGCCGAGCTGGCGGCGTTCCACTTGGCCTACACATGCCAGCCGGACGCGCTGGACAAATGGGTGTTCGACCTCTATTACGTCCACCGCATTACGCCGGTCAAGACGGCCGCGGCAGCACTCAACATCAGCCGGCAGCATTTCTACCTGGTGCTGGGCGAGTTCCGCAAGCGCGTGCACGCGGCCTCTCTCGCTGTTCTGGAAACCAATCTGAAAAAGGGCGCCTTGTCAAACGAAAAAGTGTCAGCTCCAGATATGACACTTTAGTCCTCGACTCCATATGACACTTTGGCCCAAAATTCGGGCTAATTTAGGTAGGTCTAAAAAGTCCGCCTAGCCCGAAACACCCATCCGCAACCAAGGCGAAAGCGGTATCAGCCCCCTGTCTCCGAAAGGAGTCGGGGGCTTTTGTTTGGAAACTTCAAATGCTCAACATCTCGCGCAAAGGCCAGTCCCCGGCGGACATGGCGGCCTCCATGCGTGGGGTGCCCGCGCGCCTGATTCCCTACGCCACGGCCACGGCGCTCACGCGCATCGCCAAGCAGGCGCAGACCGAGGACCTGCCGCGCGAGATGCGCAAGGTCTTCGACAACCCGACCAGCTACACCTTGAACGCGCTGCGCATCGAGCCGGCCACCAAGGACAAACTGGTCGCCCGCGTCCTGGTCAAGACCAAGGACATGACCAGCGGCAACGCCCAGGAAAGCTACCTGCTGCCCGAAGTCGAGGGCGGCGCGCGCAGCTCCAAGCGCATGGAAAACGCCTTGCGCTATGCGGGTGTGCTGGGCGCCGCTCAATTCGTCGTACCGGGCGCTGCTGCCAGGCTGGATGCCAACGGCAACGTGCGCGGCGCCGATATCCGCACCATTCTTGCGGCCCTCAAGGGCCTGCGCGCCGTCAGCGCCACGCGCAGCCGCAGCGGCCAGAAGCTGCGCAAGGGCAGGCGCCTGGCCAATGACCTGTTCGTAGGCAAGCCCCGAGGCGGCGACCGGCCTGACGGCATCTGGCGCCGCGAAGGCAAGCGCCTGCAACCGCTCTTCATCTTCACCAACCAGGCGCCCAGCTACAGGCCGCGCCTGGACTTCGACGGCGTGGTCCAGCGCGTGGCGCTGGAGCGCTTTCCCGCGCAATTCGCCAAGGCCGTCGCCGCCCTGCAATCGAAAGGACGCTGGTAATGAGCGCCGCAGAACTCCAATCCTGGCAGGACCGCCTTGCCAGCTACCTGGCAGCCGAGAAGCGCATCCTCGACTCCCAGGAATACCAGATAGGGCAGGGCTCCACCGCACGGCGCAACCGCCGCGCCGAGCTGGAGCAGGTGCAGAACGGCATCCGCGAATGCCAGCAAAAGATTGCCGTCCTGCAGGCCGGCCAGAATCCCCGCGCCCGTCGCGTCATCCGTCTGCGCCCGTACTGATATGCAGCTCAATCTACTGGACAGGGCCATCTCTGCCGTGGCTCCGGCCTGGGGTGCACGCCGCGCCAAGAATCGCGCGCAGATCCTCATTGCCGACATGCTTGCCGAAACCACCGGCCTCAAGGCCATGGGCGCCGGCGACAGCAACGAAAAGGTCTCACGCTCCAGCCGCTGGTGGAACCCCAGCCCGCGCGATGCCCGTGCCGACACCCTGTCGCGCCTGCCGCTGCAGCGCGGCGCCTCGCGCGAGCTGGCCCGCACGTCGCCCATTGCCGCGGGCGCCATCAACACCAACCTCGACCGCGTGGTTGGTACCGGCCTGGCCCTGGTGTCCTCGCCCGCGCTGTCGGTGCTGGGCTGGAGCCCCGAACGTGCCCAGGCCTGGCGCGCCAAGGTGCATCAGGAATTCAGCCTCTGGGCCGACAGCACCGACTGCGACCTCGAGGGCGAACTCAACTTCTACCAGCTGCAGGGCCTGGTCCTGCGCAGCACCCTCGAATCCGGGGACTGTTTCACGAACCTGCCGGATGGCGAAACCAGCCCCATGCAGCCCTATGCCCTGCGCATCCAGGTGCTGGAGGCTGATCGGGTCGGCAATCCCCTGGGGGCCATGGACACCGCCACCATGGCCGGCGGGGTGCGGCTCAATGCCAGCGGCGCCGCCGAGGCGTACTACATCTACGACCAGCACCCGGGATCGCTCGCCGGCGTCAAGGGCAGCCCTTTCAAGGGCCAGTGGGTGGAGCGCCTGGGCAACCGCTCACGCCGCCGCCGCGTACTGCACCACTTCCGCAAGCTGCGCCCAGGGGCCGTGCGTGGCGTGCCTTACCTGGCACCCATCATCGACTGCATCAAGCAGATCGCGCGGTACACCGACGCCGAGATCATGGCTGCGGTCATCACGTCCTATCTGACCGTCTTCATCGAGACCCCCACGGGCGAGGCCAGCGCCGTATTCCAGGGCGACGACGCGGCGCCCGAAAGCGACCCCGGCGCCGAAATCGGCCTGGGAACCGGGTCCGTGGTGGGCCTGGCACCAGGCGAAAAGCCCCACATCGTCAATCCCGGCCGCCCGAACCCCAATTTCGAGCCCTTCATCCTGGCCGTCATCAAGCAGATCGGCATGGCGCTCAGCCTGCCTTACGAGCTGCTGCTCAAGCAATTCAACAGCAGCTACTCGGCCAGCAAGGCCGCGCTGCTGGACGCCTGGGTCTACTTCCGCGGCGTTCGCTACTGGCTCTCGCAGTCTTTCTGCCAGCCGGTGTTCGAGACGTGGATGACCGAAGCCGTGGCCATCGGACGGATCAAGGCGCCAGGCTTTTTCTCCGACCCGCTGCTGCGCTGGGCCTACACCCGCGCGGCCTGGCCCGGCGACTCCATGGGCTCCATCAACCCCAAGGACGAGGTGGCCGCCTATGTCGAGGCCATCAATGCCCGCCTTATGACCCGCGAGCGCGCGGAGTGGGAACTGTTCGGCTCCAGCTGGGAGGACTCCTACCAGCAGAAAAAGACCGAAGAAGACCGCATGCGCGCGGACGGCATCCTGCCCGTGCCAAAGGCCGGGGCTGCAGCACCTGTTCAACCACAAACCTCCAAGGAACCCGCATGAGCGACCTGCAGCCGCATTCGCGCGTCAAGTTCGACCCCACCGTCAACCTCGGCCATGTGCTCACCTTCATCGGCTTCATGACCGCCGGCATCACGGCCTACGGCACGCTGGACAAGCGTGTCTCGCTGATCGAATCCCAGGCCGCCATCGCCTCCAGCCACGTGCGGGACCAGGACAGCCGCCTGAAGGAAACCCTCTCCGATATCCGCGCTGACGTCAAAGACCTGCAGCGCACTGTCAACAACATGAGCCGCACGGTCGGCACGCGGAGCGCACCATGAATCTGCGCGACATGATCCAGGGCGCCTGGGCGCTCGAGCCAGCAATGCTGCGCGAGATCCAGGCCATCTACGAGACCCATCTGCGCGGCGAGAAGATCGACATTCCGGCGGTCGAGGCGCGCCTGGGCCGGCCCCTGGCCAGCGAACAGCAGGACTACACCGTCGACTCCGGTGGTGTGGCCGTCCTGCAGCTGTCCGGCGTCATGGCACCCAAGGCCAACCTGTTTGCGCGCGTCTCCGGTGGCATCAGCACCCAGCTGGCCGCCAGGCAGGTCGAAAGCGCCATGGTGGACCAGCGCGTCAAGGGCATGGTGCTCGTGCTCAACTCCCCCGGCGGCAACGTGCTGGGCGTGCCCGAATTCGCTCAGACCATTTTTGAGGCATCCGCCCAGAAACCACTGGTCGTCTTTTCCGACGAGCAGATCCTGAGCGCCGGCTACTGGTCGGCCAGCGCGGCCAATGCCATCTACATCAGCTCCAACGTGGTGACTGTCGGCTCCATCGGTGTGGTCATGGACCGCACCTACGAGCCAGGCGCGGCAAAGCGCCAGGAATCGGTGGCTGCGGGCAAATACAAGCGCATGGTCAATGCCGCCGAGCCCTTGTCCAAGGAAGCCCGGGCCGAGGTGCAAGCCGACGTGGACTACGTCTACACCCTGTTCGTCGACGACGTGGCGCGCTTCCGTGGCGCTACCAGCGAGCAGGTTCTCGAACACATGGCCGACGGCCGTGTCTTCCGCGGTCAGAACGCAATCAACGCAGGCCTGGTGGACGGTGTTTCCACCCTGGACGACCTGGTTGCCCGCATGGCCGCAGATCCCTCCCAGTTCGCCAAGCGCCGCAAGGCCGTCTTTGCGCTGGGCTCTCCCTCGTCCCCAAGCGCCGGTGCTGCGCCCAAAGACTCAACCCCCGACCGTGAGGAAAAAACCATGGCTGACAACACTCAGCAAGCCCCCATCACGCGTGCGTCTTTCGAGCAGGACCACGCCCCTCTGTTTGCCCAGCTGCAAGCCGAATTCACCGCCCTGGGCGCCAAGCAAGAGCGCGAGCGCATCCAGGCCGTGCTGGCCGTGGGCGATGGCCTGCCGGGCCATGACGAACTGCTGCAGGGCCTGGCCTTCGACGGCAAGACCTCTGCCGAAGCGGCCGGCATGGCCGTCCTGCAGGCCGAAAAGACCGCCCGCGCCGCCGCCGTGGCAGCGCACCGCGAAGAAGCGCCCCCGGCGCAAAAGCCCAGCACCGCCCCCGCCAACGGGGCCAAGACCGAGGACGAGAAGGTTGCAGAAGCCCAGGCCTTCGCCAAAGAAAAAGGCGTTTCGCTGGTCGCGGCATTGAAGGAACTGGGCTACGCCCGCTGATCCGTAATCCACCCATAGGAGTCAAGCCATGATGCTGTCCTGCATTCCCATTCTCACCCTCACGGTGCCCGCCGATGGCGCCCTGGCGGCTGAGCGTTTCGTCACCAAGGCCGGCGCCTATCCCGCGGCCGGCGGCACGGTCTTCGGTGTCGGCCGCACCAGTGCGCGCGCCAAGGGCGATCTGGTCCCCGTCGATGTGCTGGGCACCACCATCGTCGAAGCCGGCGCCGCCATTACCGACGATGCCCCGCTCATGGTCGACGCGGAGGGTCGTGTCGTGCCCCTCACGGCCGGCAAGGTCGGCGTGGCCAGGGCCATGGGCGCCGCTGCTGCCGCCGGCGACCGTATCGAAGTGCTGCTCACCCCGTCTGCCGTCCTGGTGGCCTGAGCACCGCTCCCCATCACCCCATAACCGGAGAATTCCATGCCCCAAATGGCCCCCAATGAAGCCGCAGTCATCGATCCCATCCTCACTGCGGTCGCCCGCGGCTACGGCTCGCCCAATGCCAAGATTGCCGACATCCTGTTTCCCCGCGTCGATGTGACCAGCCGCTCCGGCACGATCATCGTGTTTCCGCCCGATGCCTTCCAGCTCGTGAACTCGGCCCGCGCGCCTGGTGCAAACACGAAGCGCATCCGCCTGGGCTACGGCAAGGGCAAATACTCCCTGGTGGATCACGCCCTGGAAGGCGAGGTGCCCATCGAAACCGAGGAAGAGGCTCAGACCGTGCCTGGCATCGATCTGGGCAGCCACGCCGTCAATACCGTGCAGGATGTCATGGGCAACGAGCGCGAGAAGCTGGCGGCAGATTTGGCGCTCAATCCAGCCAACTATGACAACGATCACAAGGTGATTCTGTCGTCTACCGATTTCTGGACGAATTCCGCCAGCAATCCTTTCGAGGTCTTGAATGAAGGTCGTGAGGCCATTCGCAAGAGCACCGGCAAGAAGCCCAACGTACTGACGCTGAGCCCCAAGGCCTTGCTCGCCCTGCGCAATCACCCGAAGGTCATGGACCGCATCAGCATCACTGTGGATCGTGTGCCGGCCAGCATCGAGCAGCTGCAGCGCCTGTTCGAGATCGAGCGCATTGTCGAAGGCGAGGCAACTTACCACGACGGCAAGGAATTCCAGGATATGTGGGGCCTGGACGCCATCCTGGCCTTCACGGTGCCCAAGCCCCAGCAGCAGCGCGGCTCTCCCAACTACGGCTACACCTACCAGCTCAAGGATCGGCCCAACGTCGAACAGCCGTACTACGAGCGCAACCCCAGGACCTGGTTCTACCCGGTCAATGACGCCTATCAGCCTGAACTGGTCGGCGCCTCGGCCGGTTTCCTGATCCAGAACGCAGGCAAGGGAGCGTAACCATGGCAAGGTACACAGTCAAAAGCGTAGTGATACGCGACGGCAAGCGTGTTCCCACCGGCGCAACGCTGGAGCTGACAGCAAGGGAGGCCGAGGATCTGGGCGCAGCGGTGCAGATCTTGCAGCCCTCGTCCGAAGAGCTGCAGGCAGAAGACGCAGCAGATGCTCGCCTCAAGGCCGAGATACGTGCGCGTGAAGAAGCCATATCCCGCGCCGAAGCTGCCAAGAGTGAACTCATCGAGCTTCGCAGCCGCTTCGAGACCGAGATCCGCACGCGCGAAGAGGCGCTGGCGGCAGCCGTAGCCCGTGCCGAAGCGGCCGAGAAGGCGCTGGCGGAAGCCACTGCCCCTGCCAAGGCAGCCGAGAAGGTGCCGGAGCCCGCACCGGCCCAGGCCGATGCCGCGGCCCCGCAGGACGCCAAGGCCGGCAAGGGCAAGACGGGTTCGCTGGTCTGATGCTCGACCTCGACCACGACATGCAGGCCGTCTTCTACTGCTCGGATTTCGCCATGCGCTTCAAGCGCTTGCGGGCCGGCGTAGAAGATCTGGTGCTGCAGGGCATCATCGGCGTGACCGATGCCGAGGCCCTGGAAGGGCATGCGTCGACAGTCTCGCGCACCCTCCAGTGCCCGGCCACGGTGGACATGCGCCCCGATGACGTCCTGCAGCTGCTGGAGGCCGCCCCGCAGCTCGGCATGGCCGAAGGCGAGCGCTTCCGCGTTCTCGATGTACCGGAGCGCATCAACGACGGTGCCGAGCAAGTGGTGCTGCTGGGGAGTGCCTGGTCATGACGCAGTCGGCTGACAAGTTCCCCCGGGGCGTCCCGTTCGAGATGGGCCAGATCCTGATCGAGGCGCTGCGCAAAGATCCCGAGCTGGCCGGCGCCAAGGTGCTGGACAACCCCGAGCGCGCTAGCGACCTGCAGGACGGCCCGCGCATCGTCTTCCTCGAGGACCAGCGCGACACGCCCCTGGAGCAGCCCGGTCAGCTGCAGCAGCGCATCTACCACTTCAGCGTAGGCGTCATCGCCCGCACGCAACTCGCCAGGGCGCAAGCCCACGGCGACTACCGTCTGGTCAAGCGCATCCTGCGCAATCGCTGCATGCCGCTGATCACGGCGGCCGGCATTCGACTTGACGGCTTAGGCTTGCAAGAGGGGGCGGTGCATTACCGCCTTGAAAACATCGACGTCGGGGGCTCCCTGGTCCTGGGCGCCTTCACTATCCAGTACCGCGATCCGAGCTGACCCTCGGAATTTGTTTCACCCGCCCGCCCGTGACAACACCGGCGGGTTTTTTGTTTCTGAGAGGAATAGCAATGTCTGCTACCAATACCGCACGTGCCATTCTGGGCGCCGGCCTGGTGACCCTCAATCTGTGGGACACCACCAGGCAGGTCTATACCGGCTTTGGCGATCCGCTGGACGCCGACAAGTTCGAGATCAAGCCCAACTTCGAGGAAAAAATCTCCGAGTCCCGGTCGCATCTTGACTACGGCCAGGCCCGGGCCTCGGTGGTGCTGCCCAAGCCCACCGAGCTGACCATCGAGCTGTCGGCGGCCAGCATGGAAGCGATGGCCATGCAGTTTCAGGGCATCGTGCAGGCGCTCACGCAAAGTGCCGGCAACCAGAATGCCACCGATTTCACTGTCACGTCCCTGGGGGTGTGGCTGTCGTTCGGCAAACGCAATCTGCACAGCGAGGGTTTTTCCATCACGAACGAAGGGGCCACCACCACCTTTGTCCTTGGTCAGCACTACGAAGTCAACTGGATGCGCGGCGAGATCCGCTTCCTGGCGGTCGATGGCGCGCCAGCCAAGGATGAAAAGGTCAAGATCGCGGCGAGCTGGAGCGCGGTCGACGGCAAGAAGATCCTGGGCGGCCGCGTCACCCAGGTGCGCTGCCAGGCCCGGTTCGACGGCCAGAACATGGTGGACGGCAGCCCCATGGAGGCCGATGTCTGGGAGTGCGTGCTGGGCGCCAACAATGGCTTCGACTTCCTGGGCGGGGATTTCTCTCCCACCACGCTGACCGGAAAGATCGTCACCCCGAAGGGCAAGACAGAGGGCTACGAGATCCGCTTCCCCGGCGTGACCGCGTAATCAGCGCTTGGGTGCGGACGTCTGTACCAGCCCCATGAGCAGCAGCACGGGCCATCCCACCACCACGGTGGCGATGGCCCCGGCCCCCAGGGCCATCATGCGCTCGGAGTCCAGCAGCAGGCCCAGCAGGGCCAGCGGCAGGCCGGCGCAAACCAAGACAACACACCAGAAAAATCCCGACATTTCGACTCCGAGGCAATAAATGGCTGACCCCAAGATCAAATACGACATTGAGGCTGCAGTCAAGGGCGCGTCCGATGCCGACGCGCTGGCCACGGCCGTCAAGAATGTGGGCGACCTGCTCGAGGGCGATCTCAAGCAGGGCGCCCAGGAGGCAGCAGCCGCGCTCGAGGCGCTGGGCTCCAAGCAGCGGGCGCTTTCCAGTTTCGGAGATCTGCGCCGCGAAGTGCAGTCGCTTTCCACCGAGCTGGACGCCTCGACCAAGCACGTGGACAGCCTGGGCCGAGAGCTGGACACGGCTGCAGCCAAGACCAAGGAACTGGCGGCGGCCGAGGCCACTGCTGCCCAGGCGACGCAGGCCAGCCAGCAGGCGCTTGCCAGCAAGCGCGCCGCACTGCGCTCCCTGCGTGACGAAACCGGCTCCTCGGCCCGCCGTACCGACGAATACCGTGCCGCTGTCGACGGCCTGAAGCAGGGGATCTCGGCCGCATCGAAGGAGCTGAAGGAAAAGCAGCAGGCCCTGTCCCTTGCCGCCCGCGCCGCGCAGCAGGGCGTGAATGCGGAGGCTGCGCTGCGCAAGGAATACGAGCTGGCCATCGGCTCGGCCGCCAGGCTGTCTGGCCAGCTGCGCACCAAGAATGCCGCCCTGCAGGAATCGCGGTCTGCGCTGGAAAACATGGGTCTCAGTACCGCCAACCTGGCCCAGCAGGAAAAGGCCCTGCAGGCGGCTGTCGCCCAGCTGCGCGCCGAGGTCCTGGCCATGGTGCCGGCCTACCAGCAGGCCGCCAATGCCTCCACGGCATCCACCCAGGTCCAGGCGCAGAACCAGCGCACGCTACGCGAGGGCATGACCTCCATCAGCGTCCAGCTGCAGCGTGTGCAGCAGATCGCCTCGGCCGCGCTGGCCGGCAGCTACTTCGGCGGCCTGATCAAGGACGTGGCCACCACGGCGGATGCCTTCAAGAATCTGGAGGACCGGGTCAAGCTCGCCACGGGTGCTGGACCGCAATTCGAGCGCTCCATGGCCGGCGTCGAGGCCGTGGCGCTCAAGACCTATACCAGCCTGGAGTCTACCGGCACGCTGTTCACGCGCCTCGCCAAGGCCTCGGAAGAGGGCGGCATGGCCGCAGAGCAGGCGCAGCGCCGTGCGCTGAGCCTGGCCACCACCATCAACCAGAGTACGCAGCTGGCCAGCAGCTCGGCCCAGTCCTCGGCCGCGGCCCTGCAGCAGCTGATCCAGGGCCTGCAGTCCGGTGTGCTGCGCGGCGAAGAATTCAACAGCGTCATGGAGCAGGCGCCTCGCCTGGCACAGGCCCTGGCCAACGGCCTGGGCGTCACCACGGGCGAGCTGCGCAAGCTGGCCGAGAGCGGCTTCCTGACGGCCGAGACCGTCATGCGGGCGCTGGAGAGCCAGTCCCAGACCGTGGCGCGGGAGTTCGAGAGCCTGCGCCCCACCGTGGGCCGTGCGCTTGAGAACCTCTCCACCCAGTGGTCCATCTACGTGGGCCAGGCCGACAAGGGGCTGATCAGCACCGAGAATGCGGCCAAGGTCATCAACGCCCTGGGCAACAACCTGGATCTCGTGGTCAGCACGCTGACCGCGGCCGGCAAGGCCTGGGCGGCCATCAAGATCTCCGGCCTGGTCGCGGATTTCACGCGCTGGGCCACGGCCACCTTGTCCGCCACGAAGGGGCTGGAGGCCAATACGGCCGCGGCCGGCCGCAATACCGTGGCGCAGCAGGCCAATACCGCGGCCCATGCACAGAACACGGCGGCCCAGACGGCGAATACGGCCGCCACGGCGGCCAATACCGCGGCACGCGCCGCGAATGCCAAGGTCTGGGGCGAGATCGGGGCCTTTACGCGCGCGGCTGGAGCTGCGCAAGCCAACGTCAATAGTGCTGTCAACGCTGGCACGACGGCTATCGTAGCCAAGACAGGTGCGCTTGGTACGTTAGGAAAAGGCTTGCTGGGTGCAACCAGGTTGTTGGGCGGCCCTGTGGGGTTGGTCGTAAATTTGGTTTTGTTCCGCGAGGAGCTGAAGCGTGGCACTCAAGCAGTCACAGACTGGGTCTTCAGTTTCACTCCTGCGGGTAAGCAGCTGCAGGCAGCTGAAAAAGCATTGCGTGATCAGGAGGCTGCGCTCAAGGCTAGTACCGAAGCAGCCAAGATCCACGCCGAGAGCATTCAGCGCAATGCGGCCCTTTACGATGCAGCCCGCAGCCGCATGTTCGACCTGGGCAAGGAAGCTACCGGCATGGTCGCCAAGTTCGACCAGCTGCGCCAGGGCGGCGACAGCGCAGCCGATGCCATCGCCAAGATCGGCAAGGACTTCGACCTCTCCAATGCTGCCGGCATCCGCAGCGCCACGGCCGTTCTGGACAAGCTGGTGGCTGATGGCAAGCTCGCCGCCGGCGAGTTCGATGCGGCCTGGTCGACCATGCTGGCCGGACAGGACCTGGCCAAATTCGAGGTACTGGCGCGCCAGGCCTTCGCCAGTGCCGGCCGGGAAGCCGAGAAGCTGAGGCAGCAGATCGACGACGCGGTAGCCAAGGGAGCCCCGCCGGAGGTCGTCGCAGGCCTGCGTGAACGCCTGCAGGGCGCCATTGCCGCGGCCGGCCGCGAATCCGAACGCTTGGGCGTCATGATGGACCAGTCGCTGCGCGAGGCCGTGCGCCGCACCGGCCTGGACTTTACCGACCTGCAGGGGCGCATCACGGCGATCTCGCGCTCCGCGATCAACGACCTGGACGCCGTGGTGGGGGGCCTCGACAGGCTCAAGGCCATGGGCGTCGACACCGGCCGCGTGCTGGAGGCCAGCTTTGTGAAGGCCATCAACACGGCCGACAGCGAGCAGGCGCTCACCGAGGTGACGAGCCGCGTCGAAGAGCTGCGGGGCAAGCTGGGCGAGCGCGTGGCCAATGGCCTGCTCGACCAGGCCAAGGATAAGCTCGATGCCCTGAAACAGGCCGCGGACGCCGCCAAGCCCGGCATCAACAGCCTGGCAGAGGCGCTCACGCAGCTGGGTGTGAAGACCGACCAGTCGCTCAAGGACGTGGCTGCCAAGTCCAAGGAAGCCTTCGATTTCGCGGCCGACTCGGGCAAGGCCAGTGCCCGCGAGCTGTCCGAGGCCTTCAAGAAAGCCGCCGAGGACGCGATTGCTGCCAACAAGGGCGTGGCGCCCGAGTGGGTCAAGGCGCAGGCGGCCGTGCGCGGCTGGCGCGTCGAGGTCGACCAGGCGGGCAAGGCCACGCTGGTGTCGGTCAACGACGCCAAGAAAGCGCTCGATGGCCTCAACGGATCTGCGGGCAATGTCGGCCGTGGCTTCGCCAGCATGCGCGACCAGGCCGTAGCGGCCCTGCAGGCCATGGGCATCGCGGCGGACCAGGTCTCCGAGAAAGTCCAGCGCCTGGTGCAGGACGGGCAGATGCTGACGGCCGCTTTCGAGCAGCGCAAGGAAAACTGGGGCCGCGAGATGGACGCCAGCAAGTTCATGAACCGGGGCAACACCAACCCGGTGGACCAGGTGCCCACGTTCAACAGCCGCGCCGAGGGCGAGGCCTGGTGGCAGGCCTGGACCGAGCGCTACCAGCGCGACAACCCCTTCAGCGTCAAGAGCGGCGGCCAGCTCGGCAACTACATGTACGACCTGACCAAGTTCGAGTTCGACCGGGAAATGGACGCCCTGGCCCAGCGCGAAGCCATGGAAAAGGCGAGGGCGGATGCTCAACGCGGCCAGGTCGGCGCTCCCGGCGGTACGGGTGGCACGGGCGGCAAGCCTGGCGCGCCGGCCCCTGCGCCGGCGCCGGCTCCTGGCGGTGGCGGCCAGCAGGTCGATCGCATCGTCAACCTCTATATCGGCAACAGCCAGGCCTATCCGGTGCCCACCAACCAGGCAGGGCAATGGGGCCTGGAGAGTGCCAGCCGTGAATTCATGCGGCAACTGGAGCTGGCGAAGCAGCAGACAGGACATTAAACGATGCGAATCATTCTGACCTCGGGCGGCACGGCCATAGACCTGCCGCCCGATCTTGTATGGGCGGACGAGCTGGGCTGGTCCGCCGTCGCGCAGAGCACCAAGCGCAGCGCGTTCCAGACGCTGATCGTGAGCGCGATGGCGCGCCAGGGCGGCCGTCCGATCACGCTGCAGGGCGAGGGCAACAGCGCCTGGATCGACCGCGCCACGCTCAAGACCATCAAGTCCTGGTCGGAGGTGCCAGGGCTGCGCATGCAGCTCGACATCCGCGGGGAGATCTTCACCGTCATCTTTGACCATGGCGACGCCGAAGAAATGCGCGCCCTGGCCATGCAATCCGTCATCGACTACGCCGACAAGCAGGACGGCGACTATTACTGCAGCCTGGTGCTGCGCTTTCTGGAAGCAAGCGAACTATGAGCATCAAGCAAGGCGATATCCAGCTGATGGCCAGCCGCGTCATGGACGACGTGCCCGAGGGCGGCGGCGGCCCCTCGGCAGTCGTCATCGAGGACGGCAAGAGCAACGCCCTCATGCCCGACATCAGCGAATCCGACCGCGCCCGGGGCCGTGTGAACATGCGCCAGACCCATGTGGCCGTGCGCACGGCAGACACGGACACCTACATGGGCAGCAACGTGATCGTGGCCGAGCCGCCGGCCGACCCCAATGTGTCCGTCACGCTGTTCACCACGGGCGGCGTATACGACACGCGCTCCCTGGCGCAGTCCCGGCTGGAGGCGTACCTCAACAAGGGCGCGGAATGGGCCGGCTACCTGTACGAGAACCACATCAAGGGCCAGCGCGTCATGCAGATCTTCCAGCGGCCCGGCACCGAGCTGCCGGCCGTGGGCAAGACGCTGGTCCTGGTGGGCAACGAGGGTTTGCCCAACGAGCAGGAGCAGTACGTGCGCGCCATCCGCGTCACCAGCGTGGAGCGCACCTTTACGTATGACGTGGACAAGGACTACAAGGCCATGGTCGTCACGGTGGAGCTGTCGGATGCGCTGCGCTACGACTTCACCGGCTCGCCGGCCAGCCGCCAGTTTACGCGCCTGGCCAACAGCGCCCATCTGCGCGATACGGTGGTGGCCGACGCCGGCAGCTATGTGGGCGTGACGCCGCTGCAGCGCGCCGCCGCCCTGGGCGACTTCACCATCCTGGCCAAGACCATCTTCACCCAGCTCGTGCCCTCGGCGCAGAGCGAGACGCCCATTCCCGCGGCGATCCCCTACGCGGCGGCCGGCTTCCCGATCTCGGCGGCCGGCGATGTGAGCTTTGTCACGCAGCAGGACTGGAGCACGGCCACCAGCCTGGCACTGCCCGGCGGCATCAAGCCCGGCTCGCTGCGCATTACCGTGGGCGGCGTCACGTTTGCGGACGCGGGCGGCCTGCTCATGTCCGGCACGCAACAGATCGGCACGGTGGACTATGCCAACGGTGTCGTGACTTCGAGCGCCGGCAGCTACGGCGGCAGCAAGGCCATCGCCTACCGCCCCGCAGCCTATATGCAGCGCATCCCGCAGTCCAGCGAGATCCGCATCACCCCCGAGACCCGCAGCCAGTCCTATGTGGGCTTCATTACGCCCGTGGCCGCGCCCGGCACGCTGTCCTTCAGCTACCGCGCCCAGGGCCGCTGGTATGTGCTCTCCGACGCCGGCGACGGCGCGCTGCGCGGCACCGACTCCAGCTTTGGCGCCGGCACCTACAACCCGGACACGGGCGCCTACGTCATCACGCTGGGCGCGCTGCCCGATGTGGGCAGCTCCATCGTCATCCAGTGGGGCGTGCCCACTCAAGAGACCGTGCATCCCGTCACGGACCTGCAGATCTCCCAGACCATTGCGCTGCAGCTGCCGGCCGGCCAGGCCCTGTATCCGGGGTCTTTCGACATCAAGTGGATGGATGGCGCCACGCAGCGCACGGCCACTGCCAACAGCGCCTGGCAGCTGCAGGGCGACGCCACGGGCGAGGTGCGCGTGGGCCGGTCCCAGGTTCTGTTTGCGCCCAAGCTGCTGCCGGCCATCGGCACCGTGCTGGACGTGACGGTCGATACCGCCCCGGCCGCAGAGGTGACGCTGCAGCACCCGTCGCGCAACGGCCAGGGTCGCCTGGCCGTCTCGGCGGGGCAGGGCGGCCTGCAGCCCTTTACCGTCGAAGTGGAGTGGGGCACCCTCACGGACCTGGCCGTCCTGGGCACCTACACGCGCGCCCAGCTGCAGGAGATGGGTATCAACCCCGTCGACCCCGCGCAGCTGGCGCGCGACGACGGCGCGGGCAAGCTGATGCTGGGCACTTTGCAGGTCGGCACCGTCAACTACGCGGCAGGCACGCTGGACTTCAATCCCGACGTCACGATCAAGGTGCCCAAGCCGCACTACAGCGCTTACGTGGCCTCGGGCAGCAACACTTTCCTGGGCGACTCGCGCCTGTGGCGGCTCAATTACGAGCGCATCGAGTATGTCGATGCCCCGTCGCTCTATCCCAACGACGAAAGCGGCTACGTCAAGATCCGGTTTCGCACCACCGGCAGCGCAACGCGCCGCACGCTGCAGGTGCCGTTCGCGCCCGAGTTCGACCTGGTGCCCGGCGTACAGGCGCCCGTGGTGCCAGGCTCTGTGCTGCTGATGCCGGCCAGCGGGCAGCCCTGGAGCGACAGCGCCGGCGTGCTGCGCGTGCTGACCGCCGGCGGCTTTGTGACGCGCGGCACCATCAACTACGCCACGGGGCGCATCGCGCTCACCTCGTGGACGCCCGGCAACGCCAACACGCTCGCCCGCGTGGGCTGCATCACCACGCTGGGCGACGCCGTTTCCAGCGCCTATGTGTTCCGCACGGCCGCTGCGCCGCTGCGCCCGGGTTCGCTCACCGTGCAGGTGCCTCGCACGGGCGGCGGCTCGCAGAACGTCACGGCGGCCATCGACGGCACGATCTCCGCGCCCGGCGTGACCGGCACGGTGGACTACGAGACGGGCCTGGTGCGGCTGGGCTTCGGTGCCCTGGTCACAGCTGCAGGCAACGAGAGCGAGCCCTGGTACAACCCGGACAACGTCCAGCCCGACGGCAAGATCTTCAAGCCCCAGCCGGTGGTGGCCAGCGCGCTGCGCTATGCGGCCGTGGCGTATTCGTACCTGCCGATGAATGCCGACCTCATCGGCATCGACCCCGTGCGCCTGCCGAGCGACGGCCGCGTGCCCATGTTCCGCGCCGGCTCCATGTGCGTCATCGGCCACACAAAGACCAGCGCC